TCTGTCCAAGACGGAGTTCCTGGTGGATATCCTGGATTTCCTGGATTTCCAGCTCTTATAAATAATTGTCCTGGATTTCCATAAGGGCTGCCAACTGGAATGCTTACAATTCCACCGACTGGATATGAAGCACCGTTGTTATATTCTCCTAGGTAGTTTGGGTATTGACCATCTTGTCCTGTGTAAAAAACAAGATGCTCAGAATCATCTATAACCCAACCAGTTGCAGAATTAGTATCTTCACGAACTACATAAACTTTATTTGGGTTAGCATTATCTTTTACAAAAGCCCACCAATCGGCATCTGGTAACCCTACTGGACCACCCTGATAAACTGCAAGGAATGCTGTTACACTATTCCATGTTCCAAGAAATCTAGAATCTTTTCCTGGTAATCCATTGCCAGATCCACCTGTTGATGTAAATGAAAATGGCATTTATCTCTCCAATATTAAAACAGAAACTGTTGAAGTTCCAACTGCATAAATTTTATCATCTGCTGCTAAGTCGGCACTCCAGATTTGTCCTGAAGATAGTTTAATACCATAGTTAGAAGATGTTACTGAAGAATTGCCAATGTAAAGCACTGCTGAAGAATCTGTATTTTGCACAGATATAGTATTTGGTGAATCCATTGTATCATCAATTGTCAGCTCTTGGGCTGTTGATGTTAAAGTTAAATTTCTTGTTCTTAGCATATTACTATTATATCACTTTCTTTTCTACCGCCGAAGCACTTTCAATTATTTCTATGACTCTATCTGCTGTATTTTTGTCTACAACCTTATCGTCAACATTAAGTCTTACCCATGGGCCATATGAATCCATTCTGTCAGACCCTTGGTATACATGACCAGTTTCTTGATCAATTAAAATCCATTTAGCGGGAGCAAGGGTTCTTATAAGAAGATTGATTGGCTCTTTAAGCTCTTCTACTTCTCCGCCATTAATCAGATTTCTTTTTAACATTTTCTTCTTTCAATGCAATATTTAAAATATCTATAACGTTTTTTGGAACATCAAAAAAGTTGTTTAGAAGTTTCCATTCGTGACATCTTCTTACATTAAGACCACGGGGTCTAATGTCTTCGCAACCACGATAAATTTGTCCAGTCTCTGAATCTACCAAGATCCATTTGGTCGGAGATTTTGTTTTTACAACCAATTCAACATGAGAGTCAAGTTCTTCTGCTGAATCTCCATTAATTAGATTTCTGTTTGCCATAATATTTTTCTACATACTTTTCTACTTTGCCGTACATCTCTAAACCTACATAGTTTTTATAAGAACACTCTAAGCAATATAGGTAAAGCTGATCTTCGTGTGTTAGGTTTGGATACAAAAATGATTTGTCTATTGGGCAAGTAAGCGGAGGAGTTTTTTGCTCCTCCGCCAACTTCTGATAAGCCACTATTAATTGTGTTTTAATTTACTGTCCCTACTTTTTTAGCATTGTTAAACACTCATCAGGGAATTCTTTTACAAACTCCTTGTATCTTACAGTTCCATAACTTGGCCAAGAACTCCAGTCCTTGCCCTCATTACTCATTCTATAAACGACTTCTGCGTTTAAAATGGGGTTATATAGATTTGAATTGGAAGTGAGACCGTATTTGTCTCTTCTTACATCTCCTAAGTTATCAATCATATTTACTTGAAAGATCCCATAAGAATTGTCCCCTGTTTTTCTGTTGCCGTTATGAGCAAGCGGTCTTCCGTTGGACTCTGTTTTTGACACAGCCCACGCTTTTTTTAAAGACTGGCCTTCAAAGCCAGCAATGCTCAAAACTTCAAATAACTCGCAGTTACTTAAATCGGTTGCTACCGAATAAGCTTCTACTTTTTTCTGCATTTCTTGAACAGCAATTTGCTCTTCAATCATTGCAGCATATGCAGGTCCGTTTGTAGTTGCTACAAAGTATATGGCTACCGTAAACATTACGAATATGGTAGAATTACTAAGTAAATCATACAAACGCTTCATATTTTTCTCCATAGGTTATTACCTCCTAAGAGACAGTAACTCTAATAGTACTAAACAAAGTATGGAATTGTCAAGCTAGTCAACCAGAAAGATAAAATGAATATTTCTTATTACACAGTAAAAGCAGGACTAAACCCTGCTGTAGGATTTGGCTATGCAGGGCAAAACATTGTTAAATCTTTACAAAAACTAGGACATGATGTAAAGTTTGCAAACCCTAAAGCTGAAGTTCAAATAAACTTTACACAACCAGATAATTTTAAATTTCATAGAGGACAGTATCAAATAGGTTACACTCCATGGGAATCAACATCAATGGATCCAGAGTGGGTAAAAAAGTTTAATTTGTGTGACGAAGTTTGGGCAACATCTCAATGGACTGCAGATGTGTTTAAGAAAAATGGTGTAACAAAAGATGTCAAAGTTTACAGACATGGAATTGAAGATTTTTGGAAACCAAAAAAAAGAATTTTAAAAGATGATGGTGTTTTTAAATTTCTTCATATTGGAGAACCATCTCCAAGAAAAGATGGACAACTTGTTGTTGACACTTTTATCAAATTGTTTGGCAATAACCCAAAATATCACTTAACAATCAAAGCTCATCTATTTAATACTATTAGAATATATAATAATAATAACATATTATCTTTACCTAATATATATAATAATATATCTATTATAACAGAAGAGTATGATACTAGTCAACTACTATTTTTATATCACTCTCACCATGCACTTGTTTATCCATCTTGGGGAGAAGGATTTGGATTTATTCCTTTGCAAGGTTTAGCAACTGGCATGCCAGTAATCTCAACTTATGATTGGGCAGATTATAAAGAATTTCTTGAACCTCTAAAGCTAAAGTCAACATTGACATCTGAAACATTACCTAAATCTATTGGAAATGCTTACGTTGGACAAATGTTTAAACCAGATAAAGAACACCTTGAAGAGCTTATGCTAGAAGTAACCATGAATTACAAAGCTTATTCTGGTTATTATTTTGCTCAATCAGAAAAAATTCACCAAAAGTATAACTGGGATCAGTTGACCAAGAATGCTTTTGAAGATTTATCTAAAAAATTCTCTTAAGACTTGCCCTCTGAAAAAAGTTTAGGTATACTTAGGATTACCCAAAAAATAATTAGCTGTAAAAACGGCGGAGGAGAGTATTCTAAAAATGTCAAGAGTAATTGAAAACCCATATGAGAATTTCATTGCACTATCAAGATATGCAAGATGGTTGCAAGAAGATAATCGTCGTGAGACATGGGGAGAAACAGTAGATAGATACTTTGACTTTATGCTTTCTCACCTTGAATCTATGAACTATGTTCCAGATTCTAAAATAGTAGAAGAATTAAAGCAAGCAGTGTATTATAGAAATGTTATGCCTTCTATGCGTTCAGTAATGACATCTGGGCCAGCACTTGATAGAGACCATGTAGCAGGGTACAACTGTTCATTTGTTCCAGTAGACAATCCAAGATCATTTGATGAAACTATGTATATTTTGATGTGCGGAACTGGAGTTGGATTTTCTGTTGAATACAAATACGTTAATAAACTTCCTTCCGTCCCAGAAACTTTTGAAAAGTCTACAACTGTCATTACAGTAGAAGACTCAAAGCAAGGTTGGGCAAAAGCATATCGTGAACTACTTGCATTACTTTGGTCTGGTCAAGTTCCAGCAATTGATGTAAGTAAATTACGTCCAGCTGGTGCACGTTTAAAGACAATGGGCGGACGTTCTTCTGGCCCACAACCATTGATAAATCTTTTTGACTTTACAATTGCAAAATTTAAAACTGCAGCAGGTCGCCAACTAAAACCAATTGAAGCCCATGACCTTATGTGCAAGATTGGAGAAATTGTTGTTGTCGGTGGAGTTCGCAGATCAGCAATGATTTCACTTTCAAACATTAATGACATTGAGATGGCTCAAGCAAAATCAGGCAACTGGTGGGAGCATAATTCTCAACGTGCACTTTCTAATAACTCTGTTGCTTATTCTCGTAAGCCAGAGATGGAGCAATTTATAGCAGAATGGAAATCACTTTATGATTCAAAATCTGGAGAGCGTGGAATATACAATGTTGCAGCAGCACAAAAGCAAGCAGCCAAGTATGGTCGCAGAGATCCTGAAATTCACTATGGAACAAACCCTTGTTCGGAAATTATTTTGCGTCCTTATCAGTTTTGTAATCTTTCAGAAGTCGTACTACGTGAAAAAGATACAAAAAAAGATATTGAACGCAAGGTAGAGCTTGCTACAATTCTTGGAACATGGCAGTCTACTCTTACAGACTTTAAGTACCTTCGCAAAATTTGGAAAGACAATACAGAAGAAGAACGACTGCTTGGCGTATCTTTGACTGGACAGTTTGGACACAAGTTTATGTCAGGCAAAGAAGATCTTGTTAATCTAGAAGCATTTTTAATGACTCTAAGAGAATCGGCAAGAGCAAA